TTCATACCGGTTCCAGTACCCGGAAACTTAACACCGTCAGTTGTATCAATAACCTTCCAAGTATTAGACAAATGCTGACGGAATCCCATAGACCGGCTATTTCCATCAATCCCAACAAAATGAAAATCCATGGATACTGCTGATCCAAGAGTAGAGCCCCCGCCATTAAATAAAGATGATAGCTCTTCTCCGGGATCTTCCCCAACTACAAAAGATATATAGGTTTTATATACTACCTGAGAAGAGCCGCTACTTGCAGACTTACCAAGTTTTAAAATTTTCACACCATTATGATCAAAATCAAAAAGTGCTGGAGGAGCAGAAGAGCTCCCATTTGATTTCTTACCCTCTTTACTCGTCCAGTAATCGGTTACTGGTGCAGCCCATGACACGCTCCATACATCAATTCCAGGGTTTGAAGAATCTACAGTTACCGTTGCCCGCAACCAGCTCGGGTTAGAAAGTCCGGAGGCTACATAATTTAATGCTGAAGCGAGGCTAACATGCGGTTCACTGTTTATGCTCACAATCGCAGTGCTGCCCAAGGATACTCCACTACTCTCAAGCATTGGAGGTTTTAACCCTTCTGGAGTATTACCCGCTTTGGAAAATAAACTGTAACCTGTAGAAGTAGGCTCGGTAGCCTTGATTACTTCAGGTAAATAATCCCAAGGATCATTTGAAGGCGTAGATGAATTATGTGGATGCTTAGCCCATTCAGCAGCACCGTACCCCCTTGCATGTTCAGCACGAATAACCGTGTATTTCCGCTGCATTCTTTTGAGATCACCACTTTCTGTTGAAGCTTCAGAGTTCCAAGTATTTCTAATTTCAGTAAATTCTCGAACAAGATATGCTTTATCCATAGAACCCTGAGCAGGCTCGATTTGCTGGTTAGTTAATAAATGGTCTGTGAATTCTTCATCAGCCGTCCCTACGGCCAAGAATAGTGGATTATTCGAGTCAACAATCCCAGCTTTACTCGCCCTTGGACCTTGGACCACATACCTGCGAGCTACACGCTGAAAACCAGACTGGTTGTCTTTCGATACCTTGGGACGACCCAAGAGCCGTATGGTCAAATCCTGAGCCATTACCAACCGACCCGTTTACCCAATCGAAGCGAGCCTTTATGTTTTTGAGGTGAGACCAAAGTCCTAAGTCTTTTTCTTGCTTCATCAGCCATGCGAGCAATAAATTCTTTATTATCTCCGTTGTACCTTGGATCTGCTAAGATTTTTCCTTGAGCCATGGGGTATAGAATATCCCAAACCAAATCGGCTGGTAGTCGTGGTTCGTCGGTATCAAGGCTTAAGTCGGTGGGAACAATATTGGCATACAGTTCGACTTCATATGCTTGTTCAGGAACTGGGTATAAATAGAATCGATTAACAACTTTTGAATCCGTTCCATGATCACGGTTATCAATGTAGTACCATACAGGTCTACCCTTCTCCGGTTCATTATCTTTGTAATGAGGAAAATTAAGACCGCGGCCGGAAGGAGATCGAAAGTCCCAAGAGAAAAGCGATCGGGCTTTAATCTCAGCCTCCGGCCCAGTCATTGGAGAAAGTGGTCCTTCGCCAACGAGTACAGGTATTTTATCAACCGAAGTAATTTGATGCGTTAAATCTGCACCCGCTTGGTCAGCGGCAAAATTAAGGTTGAACTTCTTTTCTGCCCACATTGGACGCTTCCCATCAATTGGGGTGTAGCATTCACGATACGCCTGATTGACATATATGCCAATGCGATCCTGATCGACTTGAGGGAGGTCTAAAACACCATCAGCTCCGAGCATACTCGAAAGCTGATCCTTAAGGGATAAGTATGTAATCGCGGCCATAGAGCCATATTATTCGCTACTAACCGCTTCAGCTACCGGTTGCTTCTTGCCTTTAGGCTTGGCAGTAGGTCTGGATTTTGCTCCAGCAGAGACCCTAGCCTTAGGCTCAGCCTTAGGCTCATCAAGCCATACAGAAAAGTACATGGTTCGGTAAATCCGACCCTGCGTTCTAAAAATATCATCGGCTTCTTTTTGGTCTTTCGGTTCATAGGCAAAATGCCTAATTTCCGGATCCCACAAGAAATTATATCTCATTTGAGACATGCCTTTTAGTCTAATATTGGGTGTCGCACCCATTTGATTACTTTTTCCAATTATTATTATTTTCATGATATAAAAAAGCCTCTCCCCCGCATACGCAGGAGAGAGGCCGGAGGGTTAATGGGAGGGGAAATTCCGAACCATTAGGTTTAGGCTTACGCCTGGGTCAAAGAAAGACCGGGAACTTGACGAACAACTTCGATAAGTTGAACAGAAGGAATTCTGCCACGAGTGTCCTTGCGTGCGCCCATTCCGTATACGGATTGAACACCAACAGCTGACAAGTGCGCTTCGTTTCCACTGTTTGCGAAATCGTCGTAATGGAAGATTTGCTCACCGTAGATTTTTCCTTTTGCGTAGTACATCGCGTCTTTACCCATGGCTAATGCATAACCGATTGGGGTTCCGAGTACGTTAGCTTGAACGAATAATGCACCAGCGTTGAAAGCGTCACCGCTTTTAACATTACCGGTTAATCCGCCGTCACCGCTTACACGGGTCAAAGCTAAGCTTTCGGATGTTGACTGAGAGGTGTACTCGTACAATGCAACAGTTCCATCGGTATCTACACCAAGAATATGATGAGTTCCGGAATCGTTAACAAGGTCAACTCCTCCGCCACCAGGGATTCTGATAGACACACCACGGAAGTTAGCAACATAGTCACCGTCAGATCCACCGATAGTTACGGTAGAGTTACCCGCGTCAGCTATTGCTTCGAAAGCATAGAAGGTAGGAAGTAAAGGAGAACCTTGACGTCCACGAGCGGTGTCGATGAGAACATTGTGATTAGCAATGATGTTATTATCCCACTTAGCGTATGAACCGGAGAACAACTTGTTGTCTGCTCCACGCGCGTCAGCTTGGGTAATAGCTTCTAAGTAATCAGGATCTGAACGCAATGGGCGTAAGCAAGCGTCAGGAGCGAAGAATAAGTAACCAGGAATTTCTTGGTTCTCGTCTCCACCAGTGTTCATTGGCTCACCACCGTTAGCGATAAGAGCTTGTTTAGCTTCCTGAATGATGTCGGTACTTAATCCGTCAACATATTTAAGGTCACCAGATGCTCCGGTTCCGTATCCGCTAAGCGTGTTAGATGCACCTTTAGCAGCACAAATTTGACGAAGAGCGTATTGGATTTGATCCTGCTCGGTACGGCTCATCCATTCGGACATGACTTCAGCTGAAAGCTGGTCAATTGTCTTACCGGTGAATCTCATGAGCTTAAGAACTTGTGTCCAAGAAACTGCATGACGAACGAGGTCAACCTCAATGCTGAATGTTCCGAAATCAAGAGTATCGGTAGCGTTCTTGAGAATTTCTTCCCCACGAACACCTTGTCCTCTGATAGGAGCAACAGTAGTGAATGTTACTTTGTCTGATCCGCCTGCGCTAAGATCGCGTTTTTCTGTGATTGGTTTACCGCTTCCTTCGCCGCCGATGAACTTTGCAAATACGTTTTTTTCCCGAGCGTCGCGAGATACGAGCTCAGACCAAAGACGTGAACGCAAGTCTGAATTAGCGTCACCGCCGATAAGATCAGCGTAGGAGTTGGTGTTAGTAACAAGATCAACATTTGCCTGAGTACCGTTTTGGTGTAATCCGGCAGCAACTGAATTTGCTGGTAGGTTTTTTGTAGCCATTTTATTTAATTATTTGAGATTAGGATTGTTGCTCCTACTACCTCAGTGGCTGTGCTCCTCCAGGATTTCCAAGCAGAGCATAGATATCATCTTTGTTCATATTAGGAAGCTGTTGAAGTAAGCCGTCCGGGGTGATCGGGGCGTTTACAGGTTGTGCCGTAGTTCCTGTCGTCAAGACCTTCGCCTGAGTTCCCATCTGTGGTGCCTGCGGCTGAGGGGCAACGGCTTGAGGCTGTTGCGCTACAACTGGTGCGGGCGATACTGATGCGAATTCGTTGGCGAGTAATTCTGGCCATTTTGGCGAATCAAAAACTGCGGCGTAGTCGGGGTCGGACTGAGCTTGTGAAACATAATCATCGAACTGCTTACGATAGACCGAAGCCTTATCCTGCAATGCGGGGAATCTTTCATAAACTCTGTCTCTACTCTCCATCGCTTTAGAACGATGGGTCTGATAAACTTGCTGACTTTGGGTCTCTTCCATCTGCTGTTTACGGAGAGTCAAGGTTTGCACTTCGAGTTCCTTTTTCATGATCTCACGCTGAAGGCGTAATGCCTCGGTGGTCTCAAGATCCTCTGCTGCTTTCTCGACTTTTCCTTCAAGCTCCATGATAGTAGCCCGTATGTCGTCTGCTTGTTTATCAATGCCTTGAATTGGATCGGGCTCGGACGCCTCGACTTGTTCCTGGGGCTGATAAATGGGTTGAGGTGCGGGTTGCGCTTCCTGACCGTAAATTACACGGGAGGCGTCGGCGAAGGATCCGCTAAAGCCCTCGGATCTGTAAAGATCTATGACTTGCTGATCTAACTCATTCCTTGGACGGATTCGTCTTTTGGCGAGCTTTTCCTCTTCGGATTCCGATTCCTCCAGCTCCTGGGTGACTTCTTCGACTTGCGGCTCTGGGCTTGTAGCCTCAGGCTGTTGGTCTTCGGTCGCAGGCTCGGCGGTCTCTGGCGTTATTCCTAAAGCATTGCGAATGTCCTCAGTTGAGGCATTTTCAATGCTTGTTCCCTCTGTCGTTTCTTGCGGGGATTCAACCTCCGCGATAGCTGTTTCCATATCCGATTTATAACTGATCGGATAGCCGGTAGTAACCGGTTGTAAAACAACTTAGTACTTCTTTTTACCGGTCACATTACCGGGTTTCATGGGAGGCGATTCGCTCTTTTCATTGCTCATCATTTCAAGAGCACACTGTCCCTTAAAAATTTCTTTACATACGGTGGGGGCAATACACTTATCCCCGCACATTTTCTTTTCCTTAGTCTTTTTTGCTGTATCGTCTTTTTGCATGGCTTATTAATTTCCAGATCATGTAGAAACAGGTCAACAGACCGGCGGCTAATCCGACGATGTCATTCCATTGACCGAGGGTGAAAGAAAGACCGGTTCCGATCATTCCAATTATTGGGGTTGTATCGCTCATGTAACGACCTCCCAAATTAAAGATATGGCTAAGATTGAAGCAGCGACAAATATCGCTTTTCCTCTAAAGGACAGAGAGTTAAAATACTGCTTTAATAAATTTATATTTTTCATTTTCTAGGTGGTGGTTTGATTGGGAAT